CTTGATGCCGTGGTAACTGGCATTGCTGTTGATCTTGTCACCGATGGCAATATTTTCGCTGTTTCCGTCCACCACCAAAAGGCTGGTCCCCTCGGTGGCCACTTCGGCTTCTTTCCCTTCGGCGGACGGGTCATTTTGCAGGACCCCCACCGCGTCGCCATTGGAATAGTCAATCTGTTTGCTGGTGTCGATTTTCACCGCATGGTACTGGTAATCGGATAAATCCCTGGCGGCTTCCCGCGTGATAAGGCCCTTCGGTTTGGCCTGCACGCCTCCTGCTGCATAAGTGGTCATAATGTGCTCCTTTCGCTGGTGCTAGAATCTATTTACGGTTTTTGTAAATTTGATACAGTTTGGGGTTTTCGCTGCACGCCTGGTCAAAGGCCCGGCTAAACAGCCCGCCCTTTTCCGCCTGGATGGTTTTGGCGGCGGCGGTCAATTTGTCCCCGGCTTCATCCGCGTTCTTTGCGGTGTCATCCGCAGGGGGCGGCGCGTCCGGGTCGGCCACAAAGTCGACATCGGGCGGTGCGTCATTGGCCAGGTCCTTTTCCGTGGTGGCGCGCAGGCTCTTTTCCGCCTGAAGGACTTTCACGGCGGCCTGTTCCCCGGTGGTGGCCCCATCAAACCTGAGGGTGTCGATGAGGGTTTCGTGACCGGGGATGAGTTGATCTTCCACGGCCTTGATGCGGTCGCGCTCATTTTCGGCGCCTTCGATGGTCCCGGCTTTTCGGCCTTCCTCGCGGGCGGTGTCTGTGGCTGCAAGCTCACCGGCTTTCAGCCCTTCGGCGCGGCCTTCGTCAAAAACAGCCTGGTAAACGTCCGGGTACTTCTCTTTGAATTCTGCTAAATTAGGCATGGTGCCCTCCTATGTTGTGATTTAAGTTAATAAGCCAGTTGTCCTTTTCCGTGGCTTCCACCATTTGGGGAACCACATGATTCATGAGCCGGTCAAAAGTGGAAACACCGTCCACCAGCCCGGCGTTGATGGCTTGCTGTCCGATGAACATCCGCCCGTCGGCCATGTTTTTCTGTACGGCTTCGGGGGTTTTGCCCCGGTTTTCCGCGACGGCGTCCACAAAGAGGGAATAAAAATAATCCACCCGGTCCTGGATGGATTTGAGCCCGTCCTTGCTTAGGGGTTTATGCTCCGTGGCAATCCGCTTATATTTCCCGGCATAGACTTCCGTGGTCTTAATGCCCTGGCGCTTTTCATATTCGGAATAATCCACATGGGTGGCCACCACCCCGATGCTGCCCACGGTGGGGGTCTTCCCGCTGATGTATACTTTTTCCGCGGCGGAGGCGATCCAGTAGGCGGCGGAAGCGATCATGCCGTCGGTCCAGGCCACGATGGGTTTCTTGTGCCTGGCGGCCCGGATGAGGTTGGCGGCGTCTTCGGTCCCATCGACAGTCCCACCGGGGGAATCCACGTCCAGCACAATGGCGTTGATGTCCGAGTCACGAATGGCTTCCATGAGATCATTTCCCAGCTTCTGGGTGGATACCCCGCCCGAAATCTGGGAAAACAAATTCATCCGTTTGGCGATGATCCCGTGAACAGGGATGATGGCGGTGTTGTTGTGCACTTCATAGGGTTTCTGTTCGTTATCGAGAGGCTTCCCGATGGCGGCTTCAACGGCCTTAATGTCGATCTTTTCCCCACGCAGGTGGGTCGAGTATATTTCCTGAATTTCAAAGAGGCTTTCCGGCACGATGGCCCATGGGCTGGTCAGGATGTCAAATATTTTCATTTTTGGGGGCTCCATTTTCAGGTCCGGGCGGTTTTTGTTCCACAATGAGCCCGGCGTCTTTCCGGGCGGTAAATTCCTTGACGCTCTGGGGGTGCTTCTTTTCCCAATCTCCCCCGGTCATCTCGGCGGTGACCTCGGAAAGAGTGGATACTCCCATGTTCACGCGTTCATGGGCGGCCTTGATTTCCTTTAATTCGTCGATCTGGCCTTTGGCGGGTCCCACCCATTGGGCACCCAGGTACGCCTGGCGGCGGGCGGGGTCGGTCAAAAACCCCGGCGCTGTAATGCGCCCCAATGCCACGGCCTCGGTCATCCAGATCTCATAAATCTGTCGGTGGAAGTTGTCGGCCAGCCATTTGCGCTGGGTCATGAAATATTTCCAGGCTTCGAGTAAAGCGGCGCGAGCTGCGGAGTAACTGGCGGTGAAGTGCTTCACCAGAATTTCAAAGGGGAGTTCCAGGGCGGTGCCGATTTGGCGCAAAATGGCCTGGGTGAAGGGGTCAAAACTGTCGTTGGGGCGTCCGGGGTTGCTGTCGTGGATACTTTCCCCCGGAGCCAGGCCGATAATACTGCCGTTTCCCATTTTATAATCATCGTCTGAGGTGGTGCTGCCCGTTTCGTCGCTCATGTCGGTCAAATCAAAGGTCGGGTCGCCGGATTCCGATTCTACGAATACGGTGAACATGCCGGAAATCACCGCGGCCATCAGCTCCGCGTCGGTATAGCGGGATAATTGCTTCAACGGTTCGATGACGGGCGCAAGATCCGGCACGCCCCGGGATTGACCGGGGCGCGTGGGGTGGTAGAGATGCAGGATATTTCTAAGGCCCAGACGTGACCCGAAAGCGGGGACGGATTGGAACTTCCGGGCGGCGGTGTACGTGGTGGCCCCGGGGTGGGGGGTAGCGATGTGGTACTTGGTGGGCGCCCCATACTTGTCTTTGGATATGCCACCGGCAAGCGTGTTGCTGTCCGGGGCGTATTTGGGGTTTAAGACCCGGTCCGCTTCAATGACTTGAAGCGATAAGGCATAAGGGCGATTTTTCCGTTTGATACGGGGCAACAAAATAAAGACATCCCCGTTTTCCTTGGTTTGGCGGTAGACCAGGGATGTCATGGCGTCACCATTCAAGGTGCGGGCGGCGTCCAGGTCTTTGTGGTCCCAGAAGAGATTCCATTCCCGTTCGATGTTGGCTTCGAGGGCGTCGGCTTCCGGGTCGCTGAGTCCCAGGGTCGCCCGGTCGATGCGGGCCTGGAGGCGGAAACCGGTCCCCACCACGTTGGTCACCTTGGTGTTGATAGCGCCTGCGGCCAGGGGCGTGTTGCGGATCATGTCCCGGCTGCGGGCGCGGAGCGTGGGAAGGTCGGTTAATATATCGGTGTCGGCATCGTATGCCAGGGGGTTCCATTGTTTGAGACTGCGGCGGCTGCCACCGGCGCCCGTGTAACCACCGGATATTGCCAGGGCCATGCGGGCCTTTTGGCGGCGGGCGGCTTTGACGGGGTTAAAATACCGGATGGCCTTGTCGATCAAGGTCGGTTTGGGGGGCGTTATCCGCATGGGGTCGCTCCCGTTACGCGGATACCGCCACGGGTTAAGCGTTTGACCTGCTTGTCCCAGAAGACGATGTTTTCGCGGATTTCTTTGGCATTGGCGCGGGTGAGGTTTCGCCCGCCTATGATGTAGGCCTGGCTCGTTGTCACGGCGTCATCCGCTGCCATCCAAAGGGTCAATTTCGCTTCTGCGTGGGCTAAGGTGATGCCTGCCATTGATGCTCCTGTGATTAAAAGGATATCCTGGGGAGCATCATAAGCCCGGTTTTTTGGGGAAATGGGCGATTTGGGGTGTTTTGGGGGTTATTTATAGGTTAATTATAGGTAAATGATTGGTTAAAGTTCTTGACACGGCTTTTCGTCGATAATTTGGTCCATGACTTTTCGCATTGACACGGCAGTGTATTTTTTAAACCAATCGTTAATGTTATCGGCGTGGGCCACCCATCGGTTTCCCTCAAAACGGGCGGGCATACCGGCGGTGATGTATTTTTTAAATGTTTGGGGGCTACATACCCCCATGAAGTCCATTATTTCCTGTTGGGATATTAAAATCTTTTGGCTAGTCATTGACCCCTCGGTTGATCAGCCGGCGGCGGGTTTTGCTGGCTCCCCTGGCGGCTTTTAATGGTTTCCAATGACGCACAAAAATATCGGCGGCGGCCCAATTATAACAAGAGCAATCCCAGGCGTGATTATCCTTTCCGGACGGGCATTCCCACAATCCTTTATCGTTCACGAATTCCGCACACATCTGGGCGGCCCAGGAAAGCGGGGTTTCACTGTGCAGGTGCCAGGCGCCCGGATCGGCGGGGGCCACTTCCAGGCGCCCGGAAAGCTGGTCTTTGTAGAGGTTGACGTTTAGGCGCAAAATCTGGATCCCACCGGGGAAGGGTTTATTCGTGCCCGGTATCTTATCCTGGCGGGTCCAGGCGTGGGTCCCGGTCATCCTTCCCTCGCCCTTGATGGGGATCACGGCCCTGCCATGCTTCCGGCACCACTGGTAAACTTCCCAGGTGCGGTGTCCGCCCGAGTCGATCACCACCAGTTGGACGGGATATTGCTTCTTATTCACGTCGAAATACTGGTCATCAAACAGGACTTGTTCCAGGGCGGCAAAATCACCCTTGTGGTCGCTGGGGACGTATCCTTCCCGGATCTGCCAGGATTCAAAGTTTTTCCCCCAGGCCCTTATCTCGTACCAAAAGCCGTAATCCTGGGTGTCCACGGCGGCGGTGACGCCCAAAACCCCGGCTGAGGGGACCAGGCCCCGGGGGCGGTCGTCGCGCAATTGTAAAATAACGTCTTCCTGTCTTTCGATGGTGTAGTCCAACCAGGGGATGGCCTGGTGGGCGTTTCGGAAATCCTTTAGTTTGGCCTTGTCGTGTTTGGTTTTAAGGAAAGCGGCGGCGACGGTGCTCATGGAAATAAACGGCGAAATCCACGACGGCAAATGAAAGCCAATTTTGCGGGGTCGGTCGCGTTTTAGGACCGTATCGATGGAAACAAGGGTGTTTTGCCCGGTCCATGCGCCGCGTTGGACAGCGCGATCGCGCTGGTGGTCGGTCCATTCGCCCTGGCAATGGATGCAAACATACCGGGCCAGGGCTTCCTTTTCGACGCGTTCCGGGTCGGGGTGGGTTTCGTGGCCTTCGTCGTCTGTCTCTTTGGGCCACCGGATCTGTTCAAAGAGCATTTCCTGTCTTTGCCCGCAATGGGGGCAGGGGACGTGATAGACGAAGATTTCCTCCGCTTCGGTTTGGAGTGCGGCCCAGATGGGGGCGGCCTCGATGGTGGGGGTGCTGATTTTGATGATCTTGTGGTCGTATCGGTAGGTGATGGTGCGCTTTTCGCCCAATGATATGGGGTCCGCCTCCCGTTTGTTGCTCTGGGGCGGATATTTGTCGGTTTCATCAAAAATGACGTAGCGGATGGGTTTGTTGGCCAGGCGTGCGGCGGATCCGGCCCAGGCCAAATAAATGGGCATGTGAGCCAGTTTGATGCGCAAACTTGTTTTGTCGTCTTCCCACCCGGTCAGGTATTCGGCCAGGCGGGGAGATGCTTCGATCATGGGCAATATTCTGTCTTTGCTGTTTTCACGGGCGGTCAGGGCGTCGGGGTAGACGTATAATACCGGCCCCGGCGCCCGGTCGATGGCCCAGGCCACAAAGTTGTTGACGGCTTCGGTTTTCCCGATCTGGGGCGCGGCGCATAAAATGACGGTGCGGACGGAGGGGGCGGCCATAGCGTCCATGATGCCCACCAGGTAGGGAGTGACTTCGTTTCGCCAGGCGCCCTGATATTTGCCCATGGTGATGATGCGGTGGCGCTCGGCCCAGGTGGACACCCGGATCCGGCGGCGTTTTTTTAAGATGCGGCGCTCGGCTG